CACGGTTCCTATAAATATCTACATAGGAGCAATAGATGATATCACCAGACTTTGATCCATTAGCGATGCTGAACCAGTGTCAAGTGGACCTACTAAGACAGAACAGAATTATAACCAATCTTGTGAAACAGAATGAGAATCTTTCTGAATTGATGATACAACACACAGAGGCATTTGCCCAACTACAGAAGAAGTTCAATCAGATGTTGAGAGAACACCAGGCACTTCAGGTCAAGTTGGCATTAAGATGCGATTAAGTTCAATACAACAACAGGTGGCACAGGACGACCATAGATTCAAAGTGGTTATTGGTGGTAGACGTATGGGCAAAACATTTCTTGCCATTAGAGAGATGTGCTACCAAGCCAAAGAACCCAACAGATTGATTTGGTATGTGACATCCTCATACAGAGCGGCAAAGATGATCGCTTTCAAAGAATTAAAGCAAAGATTATTGGATCTTAATTGGGTAAGAAAAATAAATGAATCAGAACTTTCAGTCACACTCAAAAACAACACAGAAATTGCTCTCAAGGGTGCTGACAACTTTCAGTCATTGAGAGGTATCAAACTTTCCTATTGTGTGATAGATGAAGCCGCACAGGTTCAGGCAGATGCTTGGTTTGAGGTAATCAGACCAGCACTGGCAGATTCGCAAGGGGGTGTGTTGTTTATATCTACACCTTTAGGAAAGAACAATTGGACATTTGATCTTTACAACAGAGAGAAAGAAGATCCAGACAATTGGAAGAGTTGGCAGTTCACCACACTACAAGGTGGCTTTGTGCCCAAAGAAGAGATTGAACAAGCCAAACAGGAGATGTCAGAAAAGCAATTCAATCAAGAATTCAATGCCACATTTGAATCATTTGGTGATCAGGTTGCTTGGGCATTTGACAGAGACCAAAACATTAAAGAATTACCCAATGCTGATTTAAGAACTATCTATATTGGTATGGACTTCAACGTGGCACCCATCAATGCCGCCATTATGGTGAGAGAAGGCGAGGATTTATACATCATAGACGAAATACAGATGTATTCATCCAACACAGATGAGTTGGCACAGGAAATAAAACGCAGATATCCAACCAGCAAGGTTTTTGTGTATCCTGATCCAAGTGGCGCCGCCAGGAAGACATCAGCAAATGGACACACAGACTTTACCATATTAACCAACGCAGGGTTCAATGTGAAAGCACCACGCAGACACGATCCTGTAAGAGACAGAATCAATGCCCTCAACGCCAGATTGAGATCAGCAGACAGTAAAAATCACCTGTTTGTGTCTCAAAGGTGTAAATACAGCATAGAAAGTCTGGAAAAATATTGTTTCAAACCAGGTACCCAAGTGCCTGACAAAGACAGTGGCTTTGATCATATGTTTGATGCCATTTCTTATTGTGTAGCATTTATTTTTCCTTTACAACGCAATCAGGAACTGTATGTGCCTGAAAGATGGGGACAAAAAATTGGAAACTTTCAACAAATAAGGTAGCAATCAATGAACATAACAGAAACATTACGATCAGAAATAGCCGCACTGATAAGCGGTAATCATCTGTATGACACCTATTACAAACAATGGAAATATCTATTGGAATCTTACATAGGTGGTGAAGAATACAGAAGAGCACAAAATTTAATTAGGTATCAATTGGAAACCAACGCAGAATTTCAACAAAGGTTAAAAAATACACCTTTAGAAAACCATTGTGCTTCAATCATATCAGTGTACAATTCATTTTTATTTAGACAAGAGCCCACAAGAGATTATGGCTCTATTGAGAACGCACCAGAGTTAGAAGACTTTATCAGAGACGCAGATTTTGAAGGCAAAAGCCTGAATCAATTTATGAAAGATGTTTCAACTTGGTCATCAGTGTTTGGACACTGCTGGATTTTTGTCACCAAGCCAGACGTAGGCGCACAAACAAGGGCAGATGAGATAGAAGCAGGTTCAAGACCTTATCTTTCTATCATCAATCCTATTATGGTGTTGGACTGGGATTTTAAACGCAAAGGCAACGGCAGATACCAATTGGAATACATCAAATATTTGGAAGACGTCAATGGTGATGTGAGAACTGTGAAGAAATGGTATCCAGATAGAATTTTAACCACTGTGGTGGATCTTAAAAAGAATGAAGTGATAGAAGAACAGGAACAACCAAACGGTTTGGGCAAGATTCCTTGTGTGTTGGCATACAACAAACATTCTACATTCAGAGGCATTGGTATATCAGACATTTCAGATATTGCTGACGCACAAAAATTTATTTACAACTCAACATCAGAAGTACAACAGGCAATTGCTATGGACTCACATCCAAGTTTGGTTAAATCAAAAGAAACCAACGCAGGAGTAGGCCCTGGTTCATTGATAGAAATGCCTGACAACCTGGATCCTGGTTTGAAACCATACGCATTAGAGTTTTCAGGAGGCAACATTGCCAGCATTTACGAAAGCATTAGACACACAATCACTGCCATTGACAAAATGGCAAACACAGGAGCAGTCAGAGCCACTGAGGCAAAAACTATTTCTGGAGTAGCAATGGAGACAGAGTTTCAATTGTTGAATGCCAAACTTTCAGAGAAAGCAGACAATTTGGAATTGGCAGAAGAACAAATGTGGAAACTGTGGTGTGAATATCAAGGTTATGAATGGACGGGCACAATTGATTATCCTGGATCATTCAACATCAGAGATACAAGTTCAGAAATACAACAATTAAAAACTGCCAAAGAGGCATCAACGTCACCTGAATTGATACAACACATAGACAAAGAAATTGCCAATTGGTTAGAAGTAGATTTAGAGGGCACAAGCGACACACCAAAACCAATCAACTTGGCAGAACATCCGCCAGTTCAATCAATAGACGATATGGTAGCACATCTTAGACAGATGGTTGCTGAAGGTTATACAGATCAGCAAATCAAAGACACACATCCTGAGTTGGCAAGACTGTTTAACCCAACAGAGGAATAAAGATAATGATGTCTAAGAAAGACATAGAAGAATATCATAACATAGGTAAAACAATGAAAAAGAAAAACAAAAACAAAAAAGGGCGTGGCAAACCAAAACCTAAACCAAGACGTTAATTGGTCTGAATATTTTGCCAGCATCGTGTCAGTGTGTCCTTACAGCAAGGCATATTGGCAAGCACAGAAGATAGATGTCTGTAGATGGCGTGGCGAACACAAAATTACACCACTGGGTGACAGTGTGGCAAGAATGTGGATACACAAAGACGCATCACCCAAAAGATTAATCAACATTGGCGCAAGACTGAACCAGGCACGCACAGATGAAGAATGGTTATACAGTCATCCCAACTACCAAGGCTATTCAACACCTGTTCCCATATTGATACAACAGGATCTACACATTCTTACCCAAGCAAGGGCCAGAAACAATCAAAAACATTCAATTAAGCATTAGGTTTTAAAGGTAGACATAAATACTACAAATCACTTAAAGTGGTTAATAAATTAACTCTAAATAGGAGGCGAGGTACAACAATGGACCATACAGAAAACACATTGGCAAACACAGAGGCGACTGATGCCCAAACAGAACCAACTGTAGAAAATCAGGCACCAGCGGAAAAGTCTTATTCGCAGAAGGAAGTGGACGATATGATGGCAAGATTAAAAACATCTGTCACACGTAAAGTTCTAAAACCTTATGAAGAATTGGGAGATCCAACACATTTGAAAGAGTTGAAAACAGAGGCTGAAAAGCGTCAACAAGAACAACAAATCAAACGTGGTGAATTTGAAAAAACCCTACAAGAACTTGCCGCTAAAAAAGATGCTGAGATCCAAAGAAGGGATCAAGTGATCAAGGAGTACAAAGTTAATGCTCCTCTATTGAATGCGGCGGCTAAACACCGTTCAGTCAATCCAGAGCAGGTTAAACAATTACTCCAAGACAGAGTCAGACTTAATGACACTGGTGATGTAGAGGTGCTTGACAATAACGGTGCTGTTCAATACAGCGATTCAGGTACACCATTAGGGGTGGATAATTTGGTTATGAATTGGTTAAACGAAAATAAACATTTTCAATTACCAACAGCCAACACAACCAACACTAAATCATCATACGGCGTAGGAGTTGACAATTCATTTGATATTACTAAATTGGATATGAGTAAAGCATCTGACAGGGCTAAATTTGCTGAGTACAAAAAGATACAGAAGCAGAATTAGTCTTTAACTTTAACACAAACCAAATAGGAGTAATACGATGGCTAATAATACAACCATTAACTCAGAACTTTTTACTAATCTATTGGCAGAGGCTCAATTTGCGGCTTACGAGAATTCAATCGCTCGTCAAGTTGTGACTTCATTTGACTTCCCTGCTAATACAGGAAAAGTTTTACAGGTGCCCGTGTACAGTTCCGTTTCTGCGTCAGCATTAACAGAAGGTACAGCACCAAGTGCCGCTGACACAAACACAACTTCAGCAACAATAACATTGGCGGAAATTGGAACATATTTCCAAGTGACTGATTTTTTAAGAGATTCAGCACAAAGAGATGTAATCGCAGACTTAGGTCAGAACGCAGGTAGAGCGATTGCGGAAAAAATGGATAACGATGTATTCGCATTGTTCAATTCATTCACGCAATCAGTTGGAACTGAAGACGCTGACTTAACTGTCAACAACATCTTAGACGCAGTAGCAGAATTAAGAGACAACAAAATTGTTGGACCTTTAACTGCTATCGTTTCGCCTAAACAAGCAGTACAATTGAAAAAATCATTAGCAGGAAACAGTGGTGTGTACAGCACAACTGCTTCTGAAATTGGTTCTTCAATTTTAAGACAATACTACCTAGGTACATTTGCGGGTTGTCAAGTTTTTGAATCTTCACTTGTTAAACAAGATTTAGATACAGACGCTGACGCAACTCTAAACGCAGTTGGTGGCGTATTTGCCTCAACAGCAATTGGACACGCAATGAGAGGTGGTGTAACGCTAAAATCTGAGGATAAAGCAAGTACACGTTCAACTGATATTATGATGTCAGCAGTTTGTGGACAAGCAATACTTCAGAATACTCACGGTGTTAAAATCGTAAGTAACGCGGCATAATCTGGAGATCAGTAATATGGCCTTTATAGTAGAAAATGGCGTGACGATTAGTTTCGCAGAGTTTCAAGATGTCAAAGAAAAAGATCAGAGACTTTTTGAAGCCAATGAAGGCTTGACTGATGACTCAGTAGAAACACTTTTAATCAGGGCGACTGAACGGATTCTCACAAAGGTCCGTTCATCGTCTTGGTGGAGAGAGTATTACATCCGCCAATCAGGTGCCACTGCTATCAACACGGTAGCGGACATTCCTGCTGTGGACTCAAGCAGAATATTAGGAAGAACCAACGACTTCACAGACTTATGTGTGTACACGGCTCTTGCTGATTTCATTCTGCCTAAAATTGCTGACTTTGGCAATGAGGACAACGCAGAAAGACAAAAGATGGGTTATTATGCCAACAAGGCAGAAAGCCTGTTTCAGGAACTGATAACAGCAGGTGACTGGTATGATTTTGACAATGATTCCAATGTGGAGTCAACGGAAAAACAACCAGGACAATACAATCTAAAGAGGGTTAGATAATGAGAACAGAAGTGCTTAATTATATTGACACACTCAGTTTGGGAACATACTCAAAGAGTTCAAATTTGCCTTACACGGCATCTGGACAACTCCTGTATATCACAAACCCCAAAACATTATACGTGGATCAACCAAACATAACGGAAGATCCTGTCATAACTGCTTTGGACGGTGTTCATTTGAATAATAAAGTACAATCAGTCATCATTTACTTTTCATCAGATGCTAAAAGTCTACCAGCCAATTATACTACATTGGTAAACGATTTGAAGAACGCGAAGAACATTACCACAGTGTCTGGAGTACATAGACGCGAAAGTGATGTGAATCAAAGTTATCAAGGCGATTTACTGATTACAGAGATTGCTGTAAGATTAATAACAATAACTTAAAAGGAGAAGAGATATGGCTTATATCTATCCAGCACCAGGTGTTACGGGCGTACAAGCGACACTGTCAGTGACAGTAGCGTCAAACGGTTCTGACACTGGTTTAAGTGTGCCTGCTTTACAAGACGTAACCGTGAACAATGCTAATGATGTATTCACGTGGACTCAACTTGATGCGACAGCGAAAAAACAAATCGCAACAACATCAACAAACAGTCTCGCGATGAACATTGTTTTGGACCAAACAGTATTTTTTGGTGATAGCACAGATTCAGATACCAACAGTGCGACGTACTTTGGTGTTTTCAATCTGTCTAAAAACAAAACAAAAGTTAGTTTCAGTCTATACTTTGGTGACACAGATGGTGGCGCTACAGGTAAAACTGTGACTGGCTCAGGATACATTACAGGTTTAGCACCTACGGTATCAGCAGACGCACCAGTGTGGGTTTCACCAATCACTTTAACAGTGGATGGCGAATACACAGTGTCTTAATAAACACATTTGTTCAGAGGGCGTACACCGCCCTCTGGCACACAATAAATAAAATTGATTTATGGACTTATTTGATTCAAAGAACGACGTAGAATTATACCAATCCATCATCGCGGAATCTGCCAAGGCAACCAATGAAATAAAGTGTGCCAGAGCAGACATAGAAAAAGCAACCAGCAGATTAAAATTTTTAGTGATGCTGGCAAACAAACTGATTGAAAGAAAAGGAGATCAAAATGGAACTATCAAAGATAGCGACTAAACCACAATTAATCAAGAGAACACTGGACGACGAAGACACTGTCAAAGAGTTTGGTGAAGCATTAGAATTTTACACTTGGGACAGAACACCCATTGACCAATTTATGAAGTTGGCATCAGTGGACAAAGACAATTACACATCTGTATTGGATGCTGTCACAGGTTTAATTATGGACAAGGAAGGTAAACCCATCATAACCAAAGAAACATCACTGCCCAACAATGTGTTGATGAAGGTTGTGACTGTGGTTGTAGAAGGCTTGGGAAAGTCACAGAAGTAGATTTAACACCAAACAGTTCTAATCTACGTCAAATTCTGTTGATTGACGCATTGGCACAAAGGTATTCCGCTCTTCCAAGTAAGGTACTATTTGAAGCGGATACATTTGACATACATATTATAAACACTGCCACTGCTTGGGAACAATACCAGTCTGAAGTGGCTCAAGCAAAAGCAGGCAAGGGCAATATGCCTGCTCCAAAGGTTCCTGTAGGCAAACTACAAGAAATGATGGACAAAGTGAGGAACAAAGATGGCGATTAAGAAAGTTTATGATAGGATTTCACCGTCTGTATCAAGGATCAATTCACGATTAGGAATGGTGCCACAAGCGGCAATGGATTTCTTTAAGAAAAAAACACCAAAAAGAAGCGGAACAGCCAGACGAAGAACAAAATTGGTAAATAAAAGAACAATCAGTGCTGATTATCCTTATGCCAAAAGATTAGATAAAGGATATTCAAAGAAGGCACCCCAAGGTATGAGCAAACCCACTGGTGAATTCATAAAAGCATTGGTTAAAATCATCTTAAAAAGGAAGTAGAGGATGGCAGATTTAAGGTACAGAGTAGACGTAGATACCAAACAGGCACAGAATAATCTATCAGCATTCAAAGCCACAATAGCATCTGTTGGTGCGGCATTGGCGGCAGTTGGAGTTGGTAAATTACTCAAATCATTTGTGGATGTTGGGTCATCAGTTGAAAACCTTGGATTAAGATTCAAGTTCTTGTTTGGATCAGCAGAAGAAGGTGCCAAAGCATTTGACAACCTTACAAAATTCGCATCCAAAGTTCCTTTCTCACTACAAGAGATAGAAAAAGCATCAGGCAACCTGGCAGTTGTTGCCAAAGACGCAGACGACCTAAACAATCTATTACAGATTACTGGTAACGTGGCGGCGGTGACAGGTTTGGACTTCAAAACCACTGGTGAACAAATTCAAAGAGCGTTCAGCGGCGGAATAGCAAGTGCTGATATATTCAGGGAGCGGGGCGTAAGGTCAATGCTTGGCTTTGAAGAAGGAGCCAAAGTATCCATTGAACAAACCATCAAAAGATTTGAAGAAGTATTTGGTAAAGGCGGTAGATTTGGTAATGCCACAAACGAATTTGCCAACACATTGGAAGGTACAATTTCAATGTTGGGAGACAAGTTCTTTAACTTCCAGAAACAGGTAGCAGAAGGATTTTTTGATGAATTAAAGTTTCAATTGGGTGACCTCAACAAGTTTTTTGAAGAGAACGCAGATGTATTAGAAGAATTCGCAGAATCAATTGGAGCAGGATTAGCCACTGCCATACAAGGCACAGTCACAGTAATAAAATTCTTAAAAGAAAACATTGACGCTGTGAAGGCGGCATTTGTTGCCTTAGCAATTGGTAAAATGACTGCCTTGTTCTTAACACTGGCAAATTCAATTAGAACCACAGCCACAGCAATGGGTGTGCTCAATGTGGTAATGGGCAGAAATCCATTCATCAAAATTATATCAGGTATATTAGCGGCAGGTGGTGCTCTTGCTTACTATTTCAACAAGACATCAGATGCCACAAAAGCACAAGAAGAATTTAACAAGATTCAAAAAGAAACTAATAAAAATTTAGAAGAAATGAGTGAAGTTAGTATCATCATTTCTGACAAAACAGAAGATGACACGAAAAAGAAAGCAGAAGAAATCAGTAAGACAATTTTAAAATTACAGAAAAAAATTAGAGAAGATTTTGAAAAGACAAAAGGTGAACTTGAGTTGGATGCCACACTTAATGATTACAGAGGATTTGAAAAAGTATTAAAAAAAATAGAAATACAAGAACAAAAAAACGCAGACGCAATCAAAAAAAGAATAATGGCACAGACTGAAGGTGTTGACGATAAACAA